CCGTGGATATATTTTGCCGCCCACCGGTGGCCGAACCAGCGCTTCCCCTCGAACCAGAACGCTGGGTAGGGAATGTGGTGCCCCCTGCCGCTGGTGGTTCCCCCGGCCCACACCACGCACCCGGTCTCGGGCTGGAACCGGCAAAAGCTGCGGAACCGATCCAGCGGGGTCAGCCGGCGGCGCTCGTTGTAGCCGGGGTTTCCTTTCGGCGCCGCCACCGCTTATGTGCCCGGAACTGGCCGGAGCCCCTGGCGGGCGACCAGCGCGTTGCATTCCTCCAGGCCGCCCTCGAAGCTGGCGACAGTTTCGCTCAGCGCGCGGTTGTTGGTCTCCAGCGTCTCGATGCGCTGGTCCTGGTCACCCCACAACGCGCGGACAGCCAGTGCGGACAGGCACGCCGAGCCGACGACTATCGCCAGTGCGGCGACAAAGAGGCCCAGCACCCACAGCAGGCAGCCGCCCCAGTCCCTGAGTTCTCGCATCAGAAGTCTCCTAGTGCGCCAGGAAGGCGACGTTCTTGGTGGTCCCCCAGCATGCGCCGCAGGTGGCGCAGCAGCGGGTCTGGCCGGTCTGTTCCGGACACACGAAAGCGTCGCTCGGGCAGCTGGTCGGGTCGGTGATCGAGACGGTGGACATGAACTCCTCCCCGCCGGCGCTGGAGCGCACCATGAAGCGCTCGGCGTAGGCGATGCGCGTGTGGAACACGGCCTGCCCGATCGGATCGTCGTACCAACGTCTTGCTGTGTACCCGAACACAGCGAGGTTGGAGTACGTATCGAGCATGCGCCGCCAGAATTCCACATACTCGGTCGAGTAGAAATCCCCCAGTGCATGCAACCGGACCAGCGCGCCGGTCTTGCGCCGGGTGTGGCAGAGCTTCGCAATCTCCGCTTCGAGCCGGGGCAGAAAGTCCTCGGCGGTGTGGTCGATCCGCTTGGCGAACGGCATGTTGTTGCCGTAGCAATCCTGCCAGTGCTCGCAGGAGCGGGGACAGGTGGCCCGCTCCTCCAGCGACAGGGTGTAAATCCAGTAGCCCTTGAGGTGCCCCTTCCGGACATCACGCCCGATCTTGACGTTGCTGTGGCCGCTGACCAGCAGACCAGCCATGTCGCTCGGGGCGATGACGCGCGAGGGGAACCGCGTACCGGTCGCGGCTGCCGGCATCGGAGCTGCGGGGCGGCCGCTCTTGTGCCGCCCCGGCTCCTTGACCCACCGGGTGAGGGTGGTGTCGTCGATGCCTGCCACGGCCTTGCGGACGTTGGCGAGTTGCTTCACTTGCGGTTGTCCACGTCGACGTGGAGCAGGTTCGCTCCCACCGCCTTGGTGCGCCGGGTGTGGGCTGCTTTGGCGTCGCCGCTCAGATCCTTCGGGTTCACGCAGGCCGCGGCAATCTCCAGCAGCGCGAAATCGCTGTCGCTGCAGCGAATGGTGTACCCGCTTTTCATCTTCTTGACTTTCATGTGGTCCTCCACGGTTGTTGGATCATCCGCTTCATGTGCGGGCTCTCGTAGAGATCGCGCAGCCCGTCGTAGTAACGGGTGAATATCCGCTCGATCCCTGCAAGCTCGGGGTGCTGGTGTATCCACATGCCCGTCATCGGGCTGAAGTGGACCTGGAAAAATTCGTCGAGCACCGGGTGGCCGGTGCCCATGTCGCGCTTGATCCTGGCTGCCATCCAGTCGAACATCGTGTCGCTCATGATCGGCTTGTCAGCAATTTCGTAGGCGTAGGCGGCCACGCACACCTGGATGCGGCGATAGACCTCGCGCTCGATCGGCGAGCCCCACACACCTCTCGCCTCATCTGGCGCGGCCTGCTCTGCGCGGTGTGTGAGGTTGGTCATTGGCCCCTCCGAGCGAGTTCGACATTGATCAGGGCGGCGACCTGCGTCACCAGCGGGTCAAGTTCAGTGACTTCGTGATCCAGCCCAAGCAACCAAGCTGGACTGACCACAAGCGCGCGGGCCACTGACCAAACGGCGCGCACAGTAGGGTTAGCTGATCTGGCTTGCTCAAGTTCCCAGATGTGCGACTTGGTAAATCCCGCCGCGTCCGCAACGTCCTGCAATGACATTTTGCGCAACCGGCGCGCGTAAGCCATGCGCTCAGCAAATAAGGCCATATCGGGCGCGAACCTCGCCTCCTCTGGCGCGGCCTGCTCTTCGCTGTGGGAGAGGATCATGGCTGCTTCTCCGCTAGGGCGCGGAGGATGGTCAGAATATCGTCCGCCTCTTCGTCCAGCGCCTCATAAGTCTCACCTGCGCGGCCTTCGTAATAGGTGGCGTTCGTATCAGGCTCGCGGGTGCCGTGTTCCTCGAAGCGGCTATCCATGCGCTTCTGGATAACCTTCGCCGCCTCCTCGATCCCCTCGCGCCTGCCTTCCGCGCGGGCTGCGGCTTCGCGGGCGGTGAGGATGGGCAGGATGGCGCGGGCGTCTCTGCGGTAGCTTTCGCGGTTCCACTCTACGTCGTGGTCCTCGTCCATAGCTCCCATGCAGGTGGAACTATCGCACTCTTCACCATCATCTGCGTAGCCGCACACTTCGTCAAAGATCAGGCCGTGTCGGTTGCTAAGTAACCGCGCCAGTTCCTCCACCAGCGCCTCGTCGCTCTGGCTGGCGGGCGGGGTGAGAGGGTTGTTCACCCAATCGCAGGGCAAAGCGCCACAAAACGGGCACGGCTCAAGCATCGGTGCCTCCCTTGAGTGCCTCATGCGCGGGCCGAAGATCAGCGCGGCGGGCGATGTCCATGCGGCCCCGGTTCATGCCACTGCGACCAACTTGCCGCCGACCACGCGATAAGGTTTGTTTGGCTCTATCCCATTCTCGCCCACGTAGCCTTCGGCAAACCTGTAACGCTGGCCATCCCACCACTTAATAAGAATGACGCCATCATCGCCAGCGGTTGCCGTGCCAGCATAGCCAGCGGTTGCCCTGCCACGATTGCCAGCGGTTGCCGTGCCATCATCGCCAGCGGTTGCCGTGCCAGCATAGCCAGCGGTTGCCCTGCCACGATTGCCAGCGGTTGCCGTGCCAGCATCGCCAGCGGTTGCCGTGCCAGCATAGCCAGCGGTTGCCCTGCCAGCATAGCCAGCGGTTGCCCTGCCACGATTGCCAGCGGTTGCCCTGCCACGATTGCCAGCGGTTGCCGTGCCATCATCGCCAGCGGTTGCCGTGCCAGCATAGCCAGCGGTTGCCCTGCCAGCATAGCCAGCGGCCGCCGTGCCAGCATCGCCAGCGGTTGCCGTGCCAGCATGGACTGCCGCGTTTGTCAGAGCGATCAGTGCCGATGTGACTTGTTCGCGTGTGCCCGTCACAACTTCGCAGCGCGGAAACTTTACCTTGCCGCCCAGGCAGACATATTCGTCAAAGCCGACCATCTGCCAAACGGCATTATCCGACCAGTTCAGTAGCGACGCATCTCCTTCGCCGTTCAACAGCGCGTGCAGGCCATTTCCGCACCTCGGTTTGGCGTCCCAATCCGGGCATTCGACCATGCCAGTTGCAGGCCATTGAAAGCCGCCATGAGAGCGGCCATCCGGGTCGGATGTGCGCATACCGTAGTGCTTCCACTTGCGCTTCAGTTTCAGGACTTTCTTGGTCATCGTATTGCCTCTCAATTAAACCACTGCTGCCACAAGCGCAGTTGCCAGGATCACGCTTCCGCTGACGTCATTTCTGCCTCCTCGGGCGCCAGAATTCGCAGTCGGTGACAGGGCACCACCCACCACACAACCCTGACTGCTTGGGCGGGAACGTCTCGGTGAGGTGGGCGTCGGCGTAGCGGTGCAGCTTGGCGGTGAAGAACGAGATCAGCTCGGGCAGCTGCTCCCGGCGATAAGTCTCGCCGCTCGCTCCCCTGATCTGGGTCCAGTAGAATTCCACCTTGCAGGTGTGGATGTCCGGCTGCGTCAGGAACTCCCACATGGCGAAGCCCTTGAGCTGGGTGAAGTCGTTCTTCACCTTGCCGGTCTTGTGGTCGAGGATATGGCTCACCCCGGCGGCGCGGTCGCGCTTGCGGGCGTCCACCTGGCCGCGGTACCAGACCTGCTGGGTCTTGGAGAAGTAGCCGCACTCACGCAGCGATGTGTCGAGCGCGATCCGTTCTTCCCCTGCCAGCTCGCCCGGCTGGTCCTTGAACCCGGCGAGGAACTCCTCGTGCATCTGCAGATCGGCCGGCAGTGGCGTGCCGTAGAGCAGGAAATTCTCGAAGTCCTTGTGGACCTTGCGGCCCCAGATCATCTCCTGCGTTTCGACGAAAGGCCAGCGATCCGTGATCACCTTGGTCTCGAAGTATTGCTTCGGGCAATTCTCAAACGTGTCGAGCGCCGTGTGGCTCCATGCTTTCGGCTTCACCCTTTGTACTCCACTTTGACGTCCACCGACACGCTGGGGGTGACGACGAATTTGGTTCCGTCGCGGGCGACGAAATCGAGCGGCTCCCCAGCTTTGACGCGCTGGCGCTGGGTGACCAGCGGTGCCTTGAGCATGATGCGCTTCATGTCGAGCGCGGCCTGCAGGTTCGCGTTGCGATAGAGCAGCTGCGCCGCCGAGCTGGCGTGCATGGCGAGCAGCACAAAGACCAGCGGAGCGCCGCCCGCGTCGATCCCCACACGGTGGCCTGTCGCTGACAGGACCACGACGGATACGATTGCGGCGACGAACAGGGCGCAGCTCGCCCACAGCATCTGCTTGCGGGCCGCGACCAGTACGGCCCACGGCCCGGGGATCACAGCTCGAAGCCCTTGGCAGCACAGATGCGCTGGAGGTGCAGCGCCTGGCTGAGTGCGTCATCGACCGCTGAGTGATGGACGCCGTGGCGGGTGAACTCGACATCCGGTGCGCGGTTGCGGAGCGTGCGGTAACACTCGTTGTGACGGAAATCGAAGGGCCAGTCGGTCTGTGTGACGCTGGCCGCGCTTTCGAGGATCACGTTGTCGAAGATCGCACCGTTGCCCCAGAGTGAGCCGAGCTTGGTGGTGATCTCCTCGCCGGTCGAAAAATCCATCGGCGGGATCGAGCACCAATCAGCGAAGCCCTGCAGCGCGCTGCTAAGGTCCACCTTGGGCATGTTGAAGATGCGCTTGCGAGCCTCGTCGCGCGCCGGGTCGAACCACCACATGACAGTGCCGCCAGTGATCGTGCGGCCGTACCGCTGGGCGTCGTCAGGATCGACGCCGACCTCGAACTTGTCGAGGACCGTGTTCTTGGTGAACTTGACCGCACCGATCGAGAGCGGGAGAGCGTTGTTGCCGGTGCCGAGCGTCTCGATGTCGACCATTACATGATAATGCATTCAGGTGTTCCTTTTCATGGAACCGTCCGAGTTGCGGGGGAAGCTGCGGTTATTGGAGGCGGAGACCACCCGGCCGTTGCGCTTGGTGTTGCCACCACCCTTGCTCAACGGTGTCTTGTGGTCGACGTCTTTCCCATCACCCTTGTGGACTTTGCCCTGGGCCTCGAACTGGCGGCGAAGGCGCTTGCGCTTCGCGTTGTCGCCGTTCGGTCCAGAGGCCACCTCTCCCCGCCCTTTGGCGGTCTTGTACTCTTGGCGGTAGTCGCGTCGGTAACCGGGTGAACTCGGCATGGCAGCCCCCTAGCTGGATCACCCGGCTACTCTACGACGTCGTTACGATCCCGGCAATGGGGGAACACCGGGGGCCGGAGGAGCCGGAGGGACCCCTGGGACGGGGGGAGGGGGCGGTGCTGACTGAACCGGCGGAGCCGGAGGATGCGGAGGAGGTGGAAGAGTATCCGGTGCTGTGGGGACCGGCGGAGGGGGAGGAGGCGGCGCAACGACCGGCGCAGCAGGAACCGGCAGCGGCTCCACAGCTGGGACAGCAGGAGCGTGAACAGCAGGAGCAGCGTGAACCACGGGAGCAGGTGCGCCAGGGGCAGCAGGAGTGACATCAGGGGTACCTCCAGACAGGAGCGGATCGGTATCCGGGTCGCCATCGCGCAGCACGTACTTGCGCTGTGCGAACAGTTGCGGATCGTTGGGTTCTTCGAGTTCGGCGAAGGCGCCCTTCAGGCGCACGACGCCCTTCTCCTCGTCGACCGCCACAACCACGTAGCGTTTTCCGGTGACACTGTGTTCGTAATACTGAGGCATCGTTTACTCCTTCAGAATTTCTGCTCTTTGAGCCTTCCCCACGCCTTGCCGACCTTGCAGTCCCACGGCATCGGGATCGGCGGGGTGAAACCCCAGGCCTCTTTGTAGGGAAGGTTATCCAACATAGGCTTCATTATGTCAACTGCCTTTGGTCGGATGTCTGTCGGAAGAACGAGGTACAGGCCGTCGTGCAGATCGAACAGGAACCGCCCGCCGATCGACGACAGATAATCCTTGATCACCGCCATGGCGAGATGCTTCTGGTCCGCGCCGGTGCCCTGGATGCGGGTGTTGATCGCCGTCGAACCCATCGACCAGCCCCAGCCCCCGTTCCAATCCCCTTCGACGCGTACCCGGTTGCCGCCGAACGTCTCGACGTAGCCTTGCTGCTTCACCAGCGCGATCTGCGTCTCCCAGTAATGCGGCACGCCCGGGTAAGCCCGTTGGTATGTGGCGTGGATGCGCCGCGCCTCGTCCAGCTCCAGCGGGATGTCGTAGTCCACCCGCGCCTTGCTGCGCAGCTTGCGCGCCGAGGTGCGGTACTGCAGCGACAGGTTGGCGAACTTGCCGAGGTAGCGGTTCTGCCCGGCGCCCTTGTCTTTTTGTGCCACCAGCCGCAGCATGTGCTGGTAGTCCATGTTGACGATCTGCGCGCCCATGAAGGTATGCGCGTCCTCGCCCTCCCGGCACAGCGACAGCATGGTGGGGTCGCCCGACGCGATCGCCATCCAGCGAAATTCCTGGCCGGCGGCGTCGAACTCAACGATGTCGTAGCCCTCTGGCGCGCAGTTGGTCTCGCGAAACTCCTCGCCACGCTTCATCTGGTGGAGAGCATAGCCGATGGGCCGCTCGTCCTTGCCTCTGCCCTGTTTCGAGCTGACGGTCATGCGGCCGGTGTAGGTGGCGAAGATCTTGGCGATAGGGTGGGTGCACCCGTCCTCGTTGTAGTCCACGCTGGCCAGCACACTGTCGCAGAACTTGCCCCTGGCGTTGAGCGCCTCGCGGTAGAGCTTCACCTTGCGCGCCCTGCCGTCGACGAATGACAGCTCGTGCAGCACTTCCTTGTCGGTGGAGCGGCTGTCCTCCTTGCCCTCCACCTTCGACTTGTTCTTCTTGAGCACCGGCAGGCCCCACCCGCCGTCGCTGGGGTCGTCGAACATCAGCGCCGACAGCTTCATGGGCGAGCGCACGACCGCCTCGGTGACGCCGTCCGGCGCCAGCTGCGCCAGCAGGTCGGCCGCATCCATGTCGAGCTTGACACCTAGATGACGCGTTGTCAGGTAGTCGACCGGGATGCCGTGCAGGTTGGCCTGCGCCACCATCGGCAGGCTCTCGGCCTCGATCATGATCGCACGCCGCTGCGCGTCGTTGAGCTTTTCCCAGATCAGCTTGGTGATGACCCAGGCGAACACGTTGTCCTGGTCGTTGTAGTGCTGGAGCCGGCGCAAGTCGTCCGGGTCGGTGGAGTGGAACTGGATGTTCTCGTTGTAGGCCGGCACGTGGGGGAGCCAGCGCTGCATCGCCCCGGGTTTCTCGGGGGTGCCCTTCAGCGCGTAGCTTTTCTTCTTGTGCTTGGCGGTCTGGAATTCGTACTCGGGCTCGATGTCGTAATGCCGCTCGACCAGCATGCCGTCGAGCCAGCGGACCTTCATGCACAGGTCCTCCATGTCCTGCCCGAACGCCATCAGCATCCCGATGTCGAAGGCGATATTCCACCCCAGCACGATCCAGTCGTTCTCGACCGCGTCCAGCAGCATGCGCTTGAGCTGGTCCTTGGTGGGAAACAGCTGGCTGATGTGGGGCTCCATGCCGGTGGGCATGCGCCGCATCATCGAAGCGCTGGTGATCCACGCGTCGCCGCGCTTGAGCCGCCACGGCTGGAGAGCATATTCCGGCAGCTTGCCGGAGGTTTCCAAGTCCGCCGCGACTATCTTGGCGTCGTCCCAAATCACGGCTGGCCCTTCCAAATGAGGTGGAGTGCGATACCGAAGCGATCGTTCTCGCCCAGCGCGTAGCGCGTGAGGCGCAGGTTAATCCTGCGCCAGCGCCACTCCCAGGACTTGTAGCCGGGGGACCGGATGACACGTGCCCAGATCATTTCTTCACCTGCCTCTGCTCCAGCTGGTTCGCGGCATACAGTAGCCGCTCCGCAAGCCACCGTGCTTGCTCGGGTGTGCCGATGTCCGAGCAGGTCGAGCCGTGATAGACCCTGATCTTGGTGGGGCCGCACAGCACGCCCCAGTGGTCCTGAGCGACGGTCATTTGTTGGTGTCCGGCCTGAGCACGGCCCAGCCGCGTGCCAGCAGCTCCCGCACCGGCACCATGTCGGCAACCGGCTCCAGGTCATAACCGCTCGGACCTGATATACCGTGCCAGCGCACCGCTTTTGCCACCTTTTCGTCGATCACGCTATCGAGCATGTCGGAAAGGCTGGCGGGGTCCGGCCTAAGCCCGAGAGGACCGTCGCGGGTGAGTGCGGTCATAGCTTTCTCGATGGTTTTGGCTGCAAGCGCTTGGGCTACATCGCCGTAAGTTGTCGGGTTCTTAACGCTTGTGGTCATTCAATCCTCCACACTCCAACGCCCTCTTTCGCGCCTCGATCGGTCGGCTCGCAGCGCACCCACTCCGCCGGTGAGCGGTTCCAACGCATCCAGCAGGAGCGCGCCGTGTACTTGCCTGGCAGCCCCTTGGTGATCCGCGAGATGTACGCGCTGATCAGCTTGGGCTTGCGCTCGGGCATGAAAAACATATCGCCCGGCTTCATGGCATGCACCGGGAACTTGCGTCGTGGGTTCTTCGGCGCCCGGCTGATCGGGGGCAGCGGCACACCGCTCTGCACTTTGAACATTGTCGTCACGTGACTATCTCCTACCAACACCTTTCGATGTATAGGTAGGTGGGCTGCCCTCCGTCAACCAACTATCCACCAGCTGTCGGAGGTTGTCCAGCGGCATCGTGACCGTGACCAGGTCCTTCCCGTCGCGCAGCGCAAGGGTGTCGAGAAACTCCTGCAGGTCTCGGATACTCGGCAAAATCACGCTCATTCCCTGTCACGTAACGTGACAAATCACGCAGCCAGCAAGTCCAGCTCGCGCTCGGCGCGGGCCTCCTGCGCTGCTCTGGCGGCGTCCACCCGGGCGACGGCCTGCTGGATCGCCTGCCTCCGCTCCGCCTCTTGCTGCGCCAGCTTCACGTAGCTGCGGATCGCTATCTTGTACGCACGCAGCGCCTGCGGCTCCTTGTAGGTGAGCAGGTTCAGCATCTGCGTGCAGTTGTGCATTACCGTCGAGTGGTCATGCCCGCCGAGCGACTGGCCAATCATCGGGTAGGACAACGGCCTGCCGGCCCGCGTCGTCTTGCGCCGGATGACGAACGAGATCGCCTGCCGCAGGCGCACGAGCGCTCGCTTGCGGTTCCGGCTGACAAGCCTGGCCCGGGGTATCCGGCTGACCCGGCAAACCTCGTCAATGAGCAGCGATAGGGGAACTGTCATGGTCATCAGGCACAACCTCCTAAGGCAGCAATGCTACAGCATGCCGCTTGTGTCAACAATCTGAATGTAGCTTACTTGGACTTGGGCCACGCGTCGACAGTATGCCGGTGGCGCGCGGCGCACTCGCCGTACGCAGCCAGCAGTCCCAGCTCCCACCCGGAGCGGTCAGGGTCGACCAAGGGCGTGGGTCGTGGTGGTACGGGAGGGCACGACTGGGCCAGGCTTGCCTCCAGCTCGGGCGTTGGCAGCCTCAACGGCGCTGTCGAGCACGCGCAGAGCAGCGGGAGGAGGCTCGCAGCCACCAGGCACAGCAACATCCCGGTAGATGGTGCGTATCTCTGTCTCGCGCGTGCGAGTAGCTTGGTCTGCATCCTGCGCCTCCTGGGCATGCTCGCTGGCCTCGACGTGGACCGCGGCCTGCTGTTCCTTGGCTTCCTTCACTCCGAGCTTCACGACCTTCAGCTGGGCGGCGTCGCACTTCCACGCCCGCACCTGCCACCCGGCGACAAAGGAACCGCCGAGAGCGAGCGCGCCCCCGGCGATGTAAGCCCACGGTGGGAGGATCACGTGACCGGCATCCCGGCGGCGATCCAGCCCTTCACGTCGAAGCACGGGCACGCCTTGATCCACTCGTTCGAGGTGATCCGGCCGTCATGGTTCAGGTCAGGCGACCAGTCGCGGTGGCCCTTGATCTCGACGCCTGGGTGGTCGATCTGGAACCGGGCATAGAACTTGGCCAGCGCTTTCTTCTGCTCGACCGTGCGCGTGTCCTTGGGTTCCTTGGTATGCGCATCGAGCCCGCCGACATAGCTGATCCCGACGTTGCCGGTGTTGTGATCCTTCACGTGGGCGCCGCGCAGAGTGACCGGCAAGGTGTTCACCACGGTGCCATCGAGCAGCACGACGAAGTGGTAGGAGACCTGACCGAAGCGGCCGATGTCGATCTGGCTGACCTGATCAGCGGTGAGGTTGAGCCCCTCGGGGACGGCGACGGTGTGTTGCGTCAGGAACTTGATCGGCCCGAGCTGGGCGTATTGAGCGAGCGGCTTGCCGTAATTCATGCGTCGTCCTTCTCATCGGTCGGGGGTTTCGGGGGCGTCTTGGTTGCGGTGGCGGTCACGGAGAGCGACGTCTGGCCGTCCTGATCACTGATCTTGGCCCCGTCCTTGCCCACGTCGAGCTGCATCCGCCGGCCGAGAGCCCACCCAAGGGCGGTCATGCCGATGACGATCTGCACGTGGGCGGCCAGCGCGAGGTAGAAGGTGTAGCGCAGGTTGCCTGACACCAGCCAGACACCGACAGCGGCAAAGACCGTAAACACCATGCAACCGCCGCAGATCGCGGCGAAAGCCCAGGCGCGTCGGCCATCTGGTGTCATGATGGTGAAGCCTTGATCCATGCGCCGCCCCCGGTCATGCGCAGGGGGTATGTCTTACAGCGCACGTGGGGTCAAGGTTTGTCCGCTTTGCCTTCGAGCTTGTCGAAAATCCGTTGGGACAGGTTCCGCAGTTCCCGGATGTCGTCGCGGTAATCTTCCTTTGAGACGTACTTGTGGGGCATGCCCCGCACGTCGTTGTCCAGAGTGTCGAGCGCTTTCGTGATGCGGCCCAATATCCAGCCTCCCAGCCCCGCGATGAGCGCGATGATGATGCCGATCGCGATGTTGAACAGGATCTGGAAATCCACTGTGCGCGCCCCTTTTTCGTGTCAGTCTGCCCCGGTGCGCTGCACCACGACAAGAAGATCGTCGCCTATACATACCCGCACAGGTTTTTTCCATTCCTTTGGTACGCTGTCCAGCAACTCGTGGAGAGAGCTGTGGACTGAAGGCACACGCACCGAGGACGTGACCGGGTCGAACTCGGGCTTCTGCGCGGTGGTGTCCACACCCAGCCGGATCATGAGCTGGGTGAGACGTGTTTCGATGCGGCGCGACCGGGAAAGTATTTCCTGGGTGTCGCTCGGTTTTCCTTGCCCCATCACGTCACGCTCCTGGCCCTGAAGTTGCTCGCGTCGATCTCGTCGTAGGCGCCAGGTTTGCGAGAGCCGTGAAAGCACTGATCGTTGATCAGCGCCCTCACTTCTCGCTTTGCCTGCCCCTTGGTCATCCAGCTAGGGCCGGAGACCACGACGGTCAATGTGATTTGTTTTTTCTTCTTGGCCATTACGCAGCTTCCCTGTCGATGGTGGCGAGGATGGCACGGATCGCGGCCAGGTCGTCGTCAATCGGATCGTCGAGCGGTGCGATTGTCAGCGCGCTTTTGGGCTCGGTCGCGCTCCAGGGTCCGGGCGTTCCGCCCCATTCGATCTTGGCCATCACCCCAACTCGATGATGGCGCGCAGGCGGTCGTGCTCGATTGAGAGCACCAAGGCGTCGCCCATGTGCTCCTTCACAGTGTTGACCACCCGGATGGCGTCCTGCAGCTCGGCGACGCCGCAGGTGGGCGGTGCGGGCACGGTGTTGCTGAGGCCCCCCTTCGCGGCTTCGCGTTGGCGGCGCTCCTTGCCGCGCTGGATCGCGCCGATCTTGCCGCTTGCGGCTAGCTGCGCCGGGATGACGACGATGTATTCGCCGTCGGCGATGCGCAGATCCACAATCGGCGTCTTGCCGCCAATAGGCAGGCCCGGCGGCATCTTGGCGATGGAGTTCCACCGGCGTATGAACATCCAGTCCAGACTGCCGCCGGAAGCACGCCCCGGCTTCGACCGCAGCTTCGCCTGCGGCGACAGGTGCAGCTCCCATCCTTCAGGGCAACGCATCGCCTTGCGCAGACCGAGCAGCGGCGCACTGCTGCTGCTCCCGCCGTGGACCTTGGCAAATGCCTCGTTGACGTAGAGCCGCAGGCTCTCGGGGGTATTCGATACGTGGGACACGCCCACGCCTCCAGTAACCAGCTTCATGATGTTTCTCCTTTAATTTGATTGATCAGGCGTTGCCGGCCCCGAACGCCTTCATGAAGCCGGCCATCTTGTCGACGATCTGCTTGGCCTCGCCGGACAGTTCCTGCCGCAGGGCGGGATCGCTGCGGATGTCCTTGGCGCTGTGGCCGGTCAGCTTCATACTGATTTCCTGCCGCACCCGCTCGATGTCAGGGTCGTCGAGCACATTGAGCCCCGGGACCATCTCCAACAGCTCCTGGATATTGCCGACGAGGCTGTCGCGGAACACAGCATCCGGCGTTGCCAGGCGCTCGGCGAAGTTGCCCACACGCTCGATGAGGCGCCGCCACACGTCGCTCTGGGCGTTCTGCACCCGGCGCAGCGCCGCTTCTTCCATGGAGGCCCGCACCCGCTCGACGTGGGCCTGGTCAAGCTGGACCCGGAAGTCGTTGGGAGTGGCGATCGCTTCGAGATCGAGCGTGGCCCGGAAGCGGTAGCGCAGCTCCGCCGCCGACGGATAGTCCTCGCGCTTGAACAGCTCGCCCATGCGGAACGCGGCCTGCTCCATCGCCACCGGGTACTTCTCGGTGAGGAACTCGTTGACTGCCTCGTCGAAGCGGGTCTTGAGCCGCTCGTACTGCTCGATGAAGCCCATGTAGAGCTTGCGCGAGAGCAGCCGCCCGCCCTGATCGCGCCACGGCAACGTGTTGGTGTAGACGAAGTCGCGGAGCGTGTTGGCGGCGGCGACCACATCGGCCAGCGCTTCCTTGGGCACGAGGTGCTTGTTGACCCGGGCGGCGTCGGACGCCGCGCCGTTCTCCTCAGTGACCTTGCGGCTGGCTTCCTTGTCGAGGCGGTAACCCTCCCAGCGCGAGATCGACAGGGTGACGATCATGGCGCGTTCGGTGATCAGATGGATGTCGCTCATGGTATGTTCCTTCGGTTGATGGTGGTCGTGGTGATGAGTTGTCACGTAACGTGACGGGCGGCAATTTCGAGACGGTCGAGCAGGTTGACGGCCAGCTCCACCTGCTTGGGGATCGGTGCGGCGCGGAACGCTTCGTCGAGCGTGGCCGTGACGGAGTGCTCCGGCCCCGGATGCGGTACAGTAGTAGGCGGCGCGACAAGCTCGGCCACATCGTAGCTCACCTGGATCGCGCCAGGGTTGTGCAGCGCCCGCAACGCATCGAGATCGGGAGCTGCCGGCGGCGCAGCAGGGGGCAGGGCGGCGCCGCCGACAGCCTCAACACCGGCAGAGGCCGGGTTGATCACGTTGACGTTGTGGAACGTCAGGAATTCGAGGAGTCCCGGCTTGCTGGTGGGGACTTCCACCTGCACCGGGCCGGCGTAGGTCTTGGGGTCGACGCCCTCGGACTTCAGCGCGGCCTTCCAGTCCTTCTCGGTCCCGGTCCACTGGCCGCCGGGGGTGGTGTAGAGTTTCATGGATTACTCCTGTTGATTGGCTTGTGACGACTATCGGATGATTACTGGTTTATGTCAAGCTCCGGGCAACGCATCGCTGCGTGATAGGCGAGCATGACGGCGGCGTCCTCGGTCGGGCAGACCTGCTGCAAACGCTCCTGGCCGCGCCAGAAGTTGCGGTGGCTGGCGGTTTGCACTCTGCGCGCTCGCCGCAGGTCGAGAACCAGCCACCCCTTGCGCGAGGGGAAGTAGCGGACGGCGAACTGCGCCTTGAGCCGGGTTCCGGTATCGCACAGCTTCGCGTCGGTCGGGGCGCTCATGAAACGAAAGCGCCGCTCCGGAGTGCAGCCGACAAAGATCACTTCGTAGACAGCCATCACCGCCCCCTGTGCATGAGCCACATCTCCGCGGCGTTCTTGGTCAGCCCGGCAAGGATCGTCACGCGCCATGCGGATGCCCACCACCCCCGCCGGGGTCAGGTAATAGACGCAGGGGTCACTCGGATCGACCCTAGCCACGGTGAATTGCAACCATCTCGGCAGCCTCCTTCGTGTTGTAGTAACGCAGCAGCTTCTCCGGCCTTTTGCGGGGGCTGACGAGGCACCACTGCCCCACATAGGGATAGACGGCGTAGTCCACGCGCGACTTGCGCTCCATGGTCATGCGCACGGTCTCGGGCAGGGTGGACAGGTCGTCCACGTGCTCCTCGACGAACGGCTCATCGCCCTGCGGGTAGAACGTCACCTCGATCAACTTCAGGCCAAGGTTGCGCAGCCAGTTAGCGCCGTGCTCGCGGGCCAGCTGCGAGATGTTGGCATGACGCCGCGCCCTGTCGGTGCTCCTAAATCCCACAGCACATCACCGCCTTCATGATCGCCCCGTCCTTGGTGCGCGAGGTCCACACAGGTGACGCCGGGCTGCGCCAGCGATGCCACCCGTCGTCGAAAATCTCCGACTGGGCCAGGTCCCACACAAGATAGAGCCCCTCAGGGCGGTGCGCTGCAAACACCTTGCCCTGGTGGTTGCGGATCGGCAGCTTGCGCACCACAACGTATTGTCCGCTGGGAGGCGAGCGGTCGATGATCTGCTGGTAGGTGGCCCAGCCCTCGAAGGGGCTGGGCTTCACCGCTCCGCCCGTGCAGATATAGGCGCACACCTCGTAGTGGATCGCCGGGGCTGGACGGGTCTGGCTCATGATCGAACTCCCGGTAGCCCCGCGCCCTCCAGAGCGATGCCCATGACCTCGGCCCACTCGACCATCTCGCGCACCTCGTACGGTTCGATGATCCAGCCTTCCGGCCACGGTGGATCGCCCTCCTCGCCGAGCACCTGCATGATCAGGTTCTCGCCGTTCTCGTTATTGGCCTTGAGCCACCCGCCTCCAAAGCTGGAGGGGGTGAACACAGCGTCGGCCTCGTGCGGGTTGCTCATGCGCGGGCTCCTACAAACCTGATCCACATCTCGACTGCAGCGATGCTGGGCAGCCGTTTCTCGCTATCTGGCGGCGTCCGTCCGAATGCGATCTGCGTCGCTGGCTGCCACCAGTCGGAGAGCTGTGTCTGGTCGACATAATGGTGCTCGCCGACATCCAGCTCGAAAACGCGGTAGCCGCGCGCCATCTTCGCAGCGAAGAACGTAGGTCTCCAGCTGCGCTCCGGGTGGAAGCCGAGCACACGCCGCGCTCCACCAAGAGCAATGTCGTTGCGCGCCCAGCCCTCCCACACCTGACCTGAAACCGTCAGCAGCGTCAGTTTCTGCGCCCGGTTCCCTCGCTCGTCAAAGAGGAGCCAGCTCATATCCGGATCACCTCACCCCACGGCACCGCCTGGTCGGTGGTGCACAGCACGATCAGGGGGAACGGCGGCTCGCTGGTCGGCCACGGCGTGTAGCCGTCGGTCATCAGCACCACCACCTGCGGGTCATACTGCTCGGCGTGCTTGAGCGGGACGCGCATGTCGGTGCCGCCGCCGCCTGTCGGCTTGAGCGCGGCATGGCTGAACTCGTCGTAGCTCTCGAACAGCTGCTCGCTCGATACCCGGCTGTCGGCCCAGATCACCCGGATGCTCTCCGGGCGGGTCTGGTTGGCGCAGTGTGCCATCTCGGAGCACACCTTCTCCAGGTCCTGCCCCTTGCCCCACATCGAGCCCGAGGTGTCGGTGCTGAAGATCATCGGCCCCATCTTCCGCTCGTGCCGGGTGGGCATGTAGATGCCCTTGAACCGCCGGTTGCGCCGGGTCCAGCTCTCGCGGGACTTGACCACCTTGAGCATCTTGTCCCGCAACACGTCGGTCCACGGCACACGGCTCTCCAGCAGGCCGTCGAGCATCGCAGCGAGGGAGCCGGGCATCTTGCCGGCCATGCGCGCCATGTTGGCCGCCGAGGCGATCTTCTGCTTGGCCGCCTGCTCGGCCTGCGCCTGCTCCGCCGGGGTGCTGGCCTTGGCCGGCAATACGTCGCCATAGAGCCGGATCGACTGGCCGCCGGGACCGGTGCCGGGCTGTTCCGGGCCGGCAGGCCCCTTGCCCTGCGCGCCGCCCTTGGGCGGATTACGCCGCAGGTCGTCGTAGATGCGCTCCCAGTACCAGCCCTTGTATTTGGGATCGCACAGCCAGCCGCCCTTCGGAGGCTGGAAGCCGCACTCCTCAAGGATCGGGTTGATCGCGTAGTCCATTGCGTAGTTGGCGATCTCGGGATTGCGGTCGCCCAGGCGGATCGAGTGCAGGAAGCTGTCGTGGCACGCCTCGTGCACGAGGTCGGACATGATCTCCTTGACCGTGCTGTCCTCCAGCAACTGGGGGTTGTAGTAATAGCACTTGCCGTCCGTGGCGGCCGTCGGGACTGCGTCGGTGATGATGACCTGGGTGCGTACCAGCAGGGTGGCGAAGAACGGGTGGTCCAGCAGCAGCCGCGCCTTGGCCTTGCTGATCTTGAGATGCTGCGCCATGTCGGCACTCCTTTGATTGATCTGTCACGTTACGTGACGTTTCGGGGGTGGGCGTCGCAGCTCAACGCGTATTGGGAGCCCAACCCCCTACCCTGCAGGGGTCTCGTCAGTTCTGGTACAGGCTGCGATACTGCGGGGCGTAGTCCATCAGGAACGCGTCGCTGTCCGTGATATCCTCGTCGCGGCCGTTCGCGAGGGTCCACGCCATGACCACCATCTCCGGCTCCAGCCGGGTCAGGAACTTGTGCAGCTGGTCGGCGTTGGTCTTGTCCATGTGGCCAGACACGTGGGTGGCGAGCGCCCACTGGAGATCGAGCCGGTCAATGTCGACCTTGACCCCGAGCGGGTCCTTGATGATTTCCTCGATCGGCACGAGCGAGCCCATGATCTCGGCGAAGCCTTGCAGCTCGACCGCCGGCCCTTCGCCCACCGCGCCGGAGATGCCGGCGATCTTGGCGTCGGCGGGTATGTCGGGATCGTCGAAGTAGCGCGCGGCCTTCTCCCACGTGCGGGGCGTGGCGAAGGCAGGCACCGGGTTGTCGGGATCGAAGGTGTGCAGCAGCTCCTGCCGGAAGTTCAGGAAGCCGATCACCACGTGCGACACGCCAGCGCCAGCCGCCCAGGCAGACCACGACTCGATATCGTTCTGCAACTCGGCGTGGGTGAAGCGGTTGTTGAGCGGTGCCGGGGTGCGGTTGTGCACGCCCTTGTCGCCGGCCCGATTGGATGCCGCGACGATGATCACGTTGTCCATGAGGATGTGCGCGCCAACGCGCCGCTCGTTGAACAGCTGGTAGAGCACGGAGTTGGTGGAGGGCTCGCCGTGGTCCGCCTCGTCGGCGAACAGCACGATGGTCGGGCCGTCCTCGTCGAACTTGGGGTTGCCCTTGAACGGCAGCTCGCCGGGCATGTTCCACACGGTGAGCCCCTGCTGAATGTCGGGGATGCCTCGGAAGTCCACGCTCTCCCACTGCGAGGCGCGGAAGTCGCAGAGGACCCAGCCGTTGTCGGCGACGAGGCTGTGGATCGCCTCGGTCTTGCCGACGCCTGAGGGGCCGCGGAACCAGAGCGGCTCGCGGTGCTTGAGGCCGATGTGCATAATCATCGACTTCATGGTGGCGATGTTGATCACTTGCATTGCACTTTTCCTTCGGTTGATCTGTCACGTTACGTGACGGTTGGGGAACTCCGGTTGCCGGGAACTCATCTCCCAGCAACGCGTTATACTATAGAATGGTATTCTTCTTGTGTCAACCCTCTCCAGACAGGTTGACTACGCCAGTCATGAGCAGCTTCATGCGGCTGGCCACGACGCCCTGGGGCCACTGATGCGGCTCAAGTTTGACCACAACTTCGTGGCCAGCCTGCAGGTTCACCATCCTCATGTCCTTCTCGGTCGGGTGGAGTTTACAGGTCACAGCTGTGAAGTACCCGGGACCGAGAACATCCTGCACCACGGCAAAGCGGCGCCACCAGTAGGACTCGCGCGTCACCTTGTCCTTCAGCCGCACGGCGATGGTGACCACATCGCCCGGCTGCAAGCTGTCGGTGTCGGTAAGGGGATCACCCATTCTGCCACTCCCACGTGCGGATGCCGAGGGCGCGCATCTCACGAACGCGGCGCATGCAGCGCTCGTAATCCACGAGCGGCAGGACGCGCTGCGACACAGTAGTGAGGATGCCCTCGTCCGCCCACATCGCCAGCTTCAGCTTGGCCAGACTGGCCATCGTGACGCACTCCTGCCAGTGCCGGGTGGTGATTGGCAAGGGCTTCATGCGATCGGCCAGGCCGAACCCCTTCGGCACCTTGACCAGTGGCAGGTGGACAGTGGCCGTCCGGAAGTCACGCGCCTCCAGCGCGGCGAGGCAGGTCTCCCGGTGCCAGTGATCGTGCTCCAGGTTGATGTGCCGCGGCGCCATGGCCAGCCAGTTGTCGAAGTCACGCATGCGGTAGCGCTCGGACAGCTTGCGCGCAGCCTGCTTGTTGACCGGCCCGGGCAGGGCGAACACGTCGCAGGTATCCTGCTGGGGCAGCCATATGCCGTCGTCCGCCTGCTCGAAGGTGACGCTGCTGCCGAAGCAGATGCTGTGATCCCGCCAGTTTCCGTCGTGTGTCGTGCAGAAGGTGATGCCGGTATCGCCGCCGTTGCGCGTCTCGTGCCGCAGCGAGATGCCTGGCGGCAGGAACTGGCGGGCGAAATCGGATGTGGTGGCCGAGCCCCAGTTCTTGATAGTGACTGAGTTGTCCGGGCTCCACGACACAACATCGGTATCGTAGAGCCGAAAGGCGATCGACTCGTCGATCTCGTCGCGCACCCATGTGACACCGTAGTTGCAGCTCGTGCCGAGGTGGTAGCCGTATGCCTTGCGCTCCCGCAGCCTGCGCTTGGGGGTGTGGCGATACTTTTCGAGCACTTGCTGCGCTTCAGCGTAGCTGGTCACTCGGCCCGCATAGCGGAATTGATGGACTCCCGTGAACATCGTCATTCTCCTTCGATTGATTGTTGTCACGTGACGTGACAGGCTTGTCGTCGGGGATGCAGCCGAGCGCAGCTTCCTCCAGCCCGCTCTCGTGGTGGTCGGCGCCGTAGTAGCCCCAGCACGAGCCGCCCGGGATTTCTTCCCACTCGGGCTCGATGTCCGCTATGCACTGCGGGCACTCGTCTCCGTCGATCGAGGAAAGGGTGGTGTCGCACTGCGTGCAGGTGTCGGGACGCACCAGCTTCTCGACCACGAAACCGTAGACATCCCCCCACGCCCAGTAGCCGTAGAGCTTGGCCTGACTGTCCATGTCCTCGGCGAGCGCGGCCTTCCACTCCTCGTCGCTCATGCCCTCGGGCTGGCTGCGTAGTTCTGCCTGCGCCTCGGGCGTGGCGACGATGAGCAGCTCGGCGTAGTCGCCCTGGCAGTGGCCGTGTGACGACGTGTTGAGGCAGGGGATGCCGAGCAGATCGTAGAGCTTTTCCCACACGTCGAACTTCTCGCTGTCGGAGATATTGTGTGCGCTGTCGAAGAACCAGTCACGCAGCACGTCGGCGTCGGTGATCCACTTGGGCGGGTCGCCGTCCTCCAGCTGCACATCCCCCATGTGGTAGCGCACGTCGTCCAGGTTCTCGGACCCAATCGCCGCGGCGATAGCCTTCTGGTCGTGGACCAGCTGCCCGTCGGTGAACCGGTTCAGCACATCTTCAGGCGAGGGGCCGGTCACCTTGTCGTAGGTCGTGATCGCGCGGCGGTGGCGCACCAGCATGGGCCAGTGTCCGTTCCACATCTTGAACGGGTTCTCGGGGTGATCGTCATGCACCGCACGGATGCGGTAGCCCTTGTGGTAGGCAACTTCCCCGTCGCCCTCGTAGCTCCAAGAGAGCTTCTCGGCCATGTTCATTTCCTTCGGTTGATCTGTCACGTTACGTGACGGTGTGGATGCTGGGTCGGATCTCCCAGCAACGCGTTATACTGTAGTAGAAATGGGGGCTTGTGTCAACCCCAGGGCCCCCGGATCATCCGGTCGGACATGGGTCTGCCGACCCGGTGAGCGCAGGCGATCCTGAACGCATCGAGCGTGTCGTAGCCATCCTCGCCGGGCTGGATGACCCATCGCCACACGTGCGGGACGCTGGCATGAGCAAGATGCCGGACCGCTTCGCCGTGTCCTGCGTGGAGCCAGAAGCAACAGAGCAGGCTCCCGCCCGGCGATAACCGCGAGGGCTTGTATCCCTTCGGGTTGTTCGTCCGCACCAGCCGCGTGCAGGTGCCTGGATCGTTATATCTGCCGCTGGCGTCCTCCGCGCAGGCCTTCTTCATGCATCAACGCGACCAATTCCCTGGCCTGCGCTCTCGTGATTTTCCCGCCCAGCTCGAACGAGATGTTGTACCGGTCACCCATGATCGCCTCCTCTCGGCGTGCCCAGCACACGCGGGCCGTTAGTGTGGTCGCTCCAGTCGACCGCCATGCGCAGCCACGTGGGGACAAATCCCCAGGCGAAGCTGCCCAGGTTCTGCGGCCGCGGGTCTAGGAACGGAGTGCCTTGCGCGCCACGCACCGACCGGCGGTGCCGCCACGACGCATCAGCTGCCTCATAGGCGGCATGTGCCCGCTCCCACGCCGCGTTGCAGGCCGAAGCCATGCCGATCACCATGCCGCGCAGCTCGGTAGTGCCGACAGCTTCTCGCACGCCCAGCCAAGGCTCACCCGCCATGTTCGAGCTGGAAGAGACGATTTCCTCCCACAAGCACATGGCAGCGTAGACTTCGACGTAGTTGTAGATCTTCTCGGCCATGGCCGATCTCCTTCGGTTGATCTGTCACGTTACGTGACGGTTATGCCGCTTTCCTGATCTTGCTGCGCCGCTCGGTCACCTGCGCAGCCGTCTCGTAGTCGTTCCACAGAACGTGCAGCACGTCGTTGGCGGACAGCCGCAGCCGCCCGCTCGACAGGCTCTCCAGCTCCTCGCGGAACTGGTTGGCGTCATCGCCCTGGAACAGGACCGACTTGTGCGCGGTGCCCTTGTGTTCGAGCGCATAGGCCAGGCCGTTGCCATAGCTCACCAGCCGGAAGTGGCGGGTGTCGTGGATCAGGTTGGATTTCATCGTGCTTTCTCCATCGGATAGGGGTCGTAGAGCAGGGTATCTTGAGCTGGCTCATGAGTGGAACCCCCAGTGGTCATCGTGCCAGACGGCGCCAATGGTGTAACCCGCCCGCCCGCCCGCTTCCTTGCGGTAGCTGGCAAGCAGCTCCATCTCGCCCGGCTCTCCCATCAGGACAATATCGACGTGAGTGAAGCTCGACCAGTTCCACAGCGAGAGGTAGCCGAGTGCAGTGCGGATCGGCTCGTCGGTGCTGCCGCACTGCTCGTGCAGCTGCATCCACTTGTCAGAGTCGACCTGGCCAGCAGCGAGGTGCCCAGCCGAAATGTTGATGGTGCGCATGGTGGTTCTCCTAAGCGCTAAAGGTTAAGGAATGGTTGTCACGTCACGTGACACGACGTTGCGGCAGTAGCGCCACCACGCGGAGCTGGTGCCGACACGCTCACAGAAGCGCTGGTCAGGTTCGCACTGGTCGAGCAGCTCGATGGCCACAGAATACTGGCCGGCGACAGCAGGGTCGTCGAACAGCCAGTCGTCGCGCGCCTGTTCGAGCGCCTCGCGCAGCGCATCGGCAGCCTCCTGCCATGTCTCGAAGTTCATCGGATCAACCTCGGGAAGGTATCCGGGAATATTCCACCCGCTGCTCCAAACTTGCGTCATGAGTTATCTCCCATGGTGAGAGGGTTGAGGTGGCCGGGGACCACGCCGCCGGTCTTGCGATACAGCTCGTGCACGCCCCGGGCCGGCGCCGCGCGGCAGTAGGTGATGGGCTCGGTCAGCGAGGACACGATATTGTCGATCTCCTGCGACAGGGCGTCGCGCGGCTTGAGGCACTGCGCCGGGGCGCCCTCGAACAGGCGGACGACGGGGAGGACCTTCTTGTGGCGGACCACCAGCGGCCGCCGCGGCGCTTCGTCACGTGACGTGACAGGTGCCTTGGCCTTCGGCTTGCGCGGCCGCTTGGGCCTGGGCAGCTCGATGTGCTGGCACGACCGAGGATCGGCGCAGAACCGGTTCAAGGCTTCCAGAGCCCGGAAAGCGGTGGCGAACGGCGCAGGCTCCGCCCCGCTCGTATCGAGCAGGATGCGGGCTTCGGGCAGCAGGCGTCCGTTGGGGTAGCGGGTGACGCGCACCACGAAGCCGCGGTGCGGGGCGGGAGCAGGCTCGACCTGCCCAAGAGGCTTGACGTTCATCAGCAGTACCCCGGGACCGAGTTGCCCTTGCGGCTGTTGCCGTAGCCCATGGCGTCCATGCTCTCGCGGAGGCGCTGCATGTGCTGGAACGAGGGGATGTCCTGCACAGCGGCCCAGAGGACCCAGCGGCCCAGCCGCATGTCGGCGATGGCCTGCTTGGCCTGCGCCATCGCTTCCACCGGGGTGAGGCACTCGGCGACGATGATCAGCCAGCGGTTGCGGTCGCTGGCCGGGAGCGTCCTGCGCTCGATTGGCACGTAGTAGGTAGTCATGGCGGTTTCCTTCGGTCGATCTGTCACGTTACGTGACGTTCCTGTCTGGCTCCCCTTTCCGCGGCGGAGCCGCCCGGGGAGCCGGTCAATCGGTAGAGCCAAACCACCGATTGAACTTGTATTAGACCACAAAACCAGCCTTATGTCAATAGCGTGGCAACGTGTTGTGGTGCGTGACCAACCGTCAGCCAACTACTGTACCGGGACAATCCCGGAGAAAATCTCCTCGCGCGTCGCGCCGAACAGGCGTGTGACCTGCTCCGCCTTGGCGAGCGTGAGCGGAAGCTCGCCGCGCTCCACCCGGGCGTAGTGGTTGACGTTGAATTCGAGCTGCTCAGCCATTTCGGACTGCTTGAGCCCGGCACGCTCGCGGATCGCCCTGAGGCCGCGCACCTTGGCGGAGCCGCTACGCTGACCGCCGCGCGCGGGGCGCGGACCTTCGGGTGTGTCAGCCACGTCGAGCACACGGCGCGACCCGATGATGTTGTGCGGCAGGCAGTCGTCCCGATGCAGCTCGCCGGCGACGCGATCAGCCTGGCACCACGGGCACCAGCCCGGCGCCTCAGGGTGGCGCTCGCTCGCCTCCAAGGTGTCCCACAACTGGCGCACCAACATGGTCGGTTCTAGGTCCTCCACCGAGGGCAGGCCAAAGCGGACTTGCAGCCGCAAGGCGAGGGAGAGCGGCAGGCGCAGGCCCTGCTCCCAGAAACGCAGATCGGCGGCGTGGAAGCGAGGATCGAGATCGAGGTTTGTCACGTCACGTGACGAGAGCAGCTCGTGGACGGAACAACCCATAGCGCGGGCGATGGCCAGGGCCTCGTCCCACCACGGCTCGGCCTTGCGGAGCTCGATGTCCTTGAGCCGGGCATGGCTGATGCGGGTGACGGAGGCGAGCGCCGCGCGGGGCAGCTCGTGGTGAAGGCGTAAAGGGCGGAGATTAGATAACACAAGCATTTGGATACCTCACTATTTACTTGCTAGTCTGGAATGGGCTATCTAACAACTTGGCTAGCAGGGGGCAAGCGCAAACCCGCAGAAATCCACATGTTTGATGGCTGCTAGCTATTCTAGCATGCGTAGTCACGGCTTAGACAAGAGCGTTTATGGGGGTGGGTTGGATCACGTGACAACGTGGCGGAAATTGCCTCAGCGTTCTGCGGCGGCGGCGGACGCGCGCTGGAGGGCTTCAGAGTGGAAAAAGCACAAAGGCTCTTGTTTTTTGACATACTAAACTTACTAGAATAGCTAGTATACATTTATAGATAGGTGGAATGGTGGGAATCTGCCATTTCTTTTCCTGTATAGACTAGCCAAAATGGTAGATAGCCCGATCGGTGGTAGCAAGTAGCAACCTACACACCAGAGCGCGTGGACACCCGTCCACACTATCCACGCAGCGATAATGTGCGCCAAACAGCTAGTCACGTGACGTGACAACGCGGCTAGGATTATAATCATCCTGCCAACACGTTGCCAGCTTAAATCAACGAGCCAACCTGTTGCCACGTGAATCATAGCGCAAGCTCCGTTGTCACGTGTCATATAATATCTGCGCCGTTGTCACGTGTTCGCAACCAACCGTCAGCCACTACTATACCGAGCATTGTGAATAGCGTTGAGTGGTATAATATCTGCTGCGTTGCCACGTGAGGCCAGCCAACCGTCAACAACTACTATGTCGCAATGCGTCACCCTGTGATTTGTCACGTCACGTGACAGTGCCAGGCACATGGATGAGGCTGGGGTGGATCGCGCCGCGCGCGGATCGCAGGCACAAAAAAGCCCCGCGCTGCACAATGGCAGCGCGGGGCTGAGTGGATTAGGGTTAGGCGGTGGCGGTTTCCTTTTCAGCTGCCTTGGCAGCAGCGCGCGCCTTGCGCTCTTGCTCGGCATTGTTCGCCGCGTTGACGGCCTTCGTTAGGCTGGCGATTGCCGTGCCCATGTCGGTCGCAATCACCTTGGCGTTTTTGTTGCAGTAGTCCTGCAACATGCGGGCTTGTTGGGTAATGAACAAGTGCGCCGCTTCCCGGTCAGCAGGCTTGGCAGGCTTGGCGACCAATTCCGAATGCGTGGGAGCCGCGCCCTTGGCCGGTGCAGACTGTGCCTGACTGCCAGCCGTCTTGCGCTTGGCATTGCTCGCCTTGTCGGTCTGCGCATTGCCAGCGCCAATTTCACCCATGTAGACCGACGCACGCTGTTCGGCATTGCGCAGCACGCGATGCTGCATTTCGGTGCGTTTGCCTTTTTGCTTGGCCCCTAGATTGACCACATCCGGCGAGGCGTAGGACGTGAACAACAGGCGAACGTGGTTCATGCGTGCGTCAGGTGAAGTGCATCCGCGCGGGAATTCCCCGGCTGGCATGCGCGCCGTGGCGATGCCGACAATCGCCTCCTGTCGGATTAGCTTGAGCAACGCCTTGTCGTTTGTGCCAGCCGCTGCCTTGCGCATGACATCGACGAAGTGTGTCTTGCCTGTTTCAGCGCTCATGCCGGCCGGAGCAATTTCAAATAGCGCGATAGTGCGCGCCTTCGCGCCCTTGCCGGTAATGCAAGCGGCGGGAATGGTGAGCGACGAAGCGATAGTAGAGGTAGTCATAAGTAACAGTCCTTTGATTTGTCACGTAACGTGACAGTTGAATATGCAAGCAAGGCCTAATCCCGTCTTGCATGAATAGTTATAGACGCATGGCACGCCGTTGTCACGTAACAGCCGGGCGGCGGCACCACAAAGCATTCTTATTCCGGGCGGAGGCGGCAGGGGGGTTTGACTTCACGCAAGGGGTGGGTGGATGCCCATCACTCGCAAAGGATTTGCCAAAAATTTTCCAAGACCTAAATCATCAACCACATTTACTGTTCAACACCCACAAATTTTTAGGGTTGCCAAATTTTTCCAGCAAAAATATACCGTCCAGGCCTTTCAGGCATCCTCTCCCAAAAACTTCCCAGCCCCGGGGCCTTGTGCCCTGGGGTTTTTTCGTGCAGACACCGCGCCGCAGGGTGAGCCTTGGCGCACCGCGCCCGGGACATCGCGCCTCCACGCACATAAAGGTGTCCCGGGCTTGCACTCATCGCCGTACTGACATACCTACCATCCATGAACACTATTTCGCAGCTGGGGGTGTTCACCGCCCACCCCGGACAGAAGGACCCGACGAGCCTGTCGTGGCCTCCGACGCTGCCGATCGAGCTGGCCCTGCGCACAGCCGACCCGCCCGCCATCCAGATCGAATACGGCTACAACGACGAGGAGTGGGCGCGTCTGCGCAAGAACGAGGCGTTCCTGACCGAGCTGGCCGGCGCCTGCGAGCTGGTGCGCCAGGAGGGCATGAGCTTCAAGCTCAAGGCCAAGCTGATCGCCGAGGAGAACCTCAAGCAGGTGTGGAAGATGGTCCACCAGAGCCATGACCTGGTGCCGCCCGCCGTAAAAGGCAAGCTGATCGAGCTGACCGCCCGCTGGGCCGGGTTCGACCCGCGCACGAACGGGGAAGGCGACGCCGCCGGCCCGCTCAACGCCAACACGCTCAACATCCAGATCAATCTAGGAGACGGGTATTGATTTCGATCGCCCCCATCGAGACGGTCAAGGCGCGGCAGGAGCGGTTCGGATGAAGCTGGGCGCTGACGGCTTCTGGCAGGCCGAGACCTTCGAGGAGCACATGCACCCGGACATAGTCTGGTGCGAGGACCCGGCGTTCGAGCTGGAGTTCTTCAAGCTGGCCGAAGATCGCGGCGAGCGGGTGGACTACGACACGGCCAACCTGCAGTTTGTGGGGGTGATCAAGGTGCCGCTCACGCGGACCGGCAGCTACTACACGAGCGCGGCTCCGGACCCCTACAAGGACAGCCGGGTCCACGGAGTGAAGCCGTGACCCCCGGGTGGCGCAACGTCCCGGTGGTGAACCCTGCCGGGCAGGACGAGTTGCACATGGTGCCTCGGTGCGACATCGAGCCGCACTTTCTTGCGGGTGGCCAGTGCCCCTGCACGCCTGTAGAAGACGACGAGTTTCCGCGGTTCTGGAAGCACAACGCGTTCGATACGCGCGAAAGCTACGAGAACGGGCGCAGGTTTCAGTAGGGGGCGCAGCCGTGCCGGGCCTCTCAATGCAAATACGCTGAACATTCAGATTAACCTCGGAGATGGATACTAGACATGGAACGCCCCGACATCATCACCGCCCTGCGCCTGGGGCACGACGAAATCATCCTTCTGCGCCGCCGGGTGGCGGAGCTGGAGCCGAAAGCCCACGCCTATGACACCATCGCGCAGGTTGCGCGGTTGACTGCGCACGAGACCTCGCAGGGGTATGGTGAAGACCCCGCCTGGCGGATGAAGTCAGTCATCGACCAACTCGTTGCCGAGCGTGCGGCGGAGAGCGATGTGGTCACAATCACGGACGAGGTCACCGACGTCGTGCTGCAGGACATCCTGAACCAGCTGCGGCGGTGAGCTACCCCGTCTACCCTGATGGCGCGGAGCTGGATAATACCACTCCGACGCCTGACGGCAGTCTCGGGTGGTGGATGGTGCTCGGCTCGTTGCCGAACATGATCCCGGCATGCGACCTGCGCCCGCACATCCTTGGCGGGGCCTGCCGGTGCCAGCCGATGGACGGCGACGAGATCGTCAGCCATAACGCCCTCGACAGGCGGGAGCAGTACCAACAGCACGGTGCGCGGCCGCACTAGGGGGATTATGGCTCACACGCTCCAGTACACACCGCCGCCGACGGCCTCCCGGTTCATCAAGGACCACCTGCCGGGGGAGCTGTTCTACGACTGGATCGTCGGGCCGGTGGGGTCGGGCAAGTCGACGGCGAACTTCTTCAAGCTGGTCTACATGGCCAAGCTGCAGCGGCCCGGGCCGGACGGGATCAGGCGCACGCGCGCGGTCATCGTGCGCAACACCTCGACGCAGCTGCGGGATACGACGCTCAACAGCTGGTTCACCTGGTTCAAGGACGGGCAGGCCGGCAAGTGGTACGCTACCGACAAGAAGTTCGTGCTGCGCTTCGACGACGTCGAGTGCGAGGTGCTGTTCCGGCCGCTCGACACCCCGGACGACGTCGCGCGGGTGTTGTCGCTGGAGGTCACCTTCGCGATCCTCGACGAGTTCGTGCAGATACCCCAGGCCATCGTCGACGCGCTGTCGGCGCGGTGTGGGCGCTACCCCTCGGCGGTCGAGGGCGGGGCGTCGAACTGGGGCATGTGGGGGGCGTCCAATCCGGACACGGAGGATAACTGGTGGTACGACTACCTGCATGGCTCGCTGACCGTTATTCAGCCTGGCGAGGGCATCAGCCTCCACGGGCGGATGGTGCTCGACAACCGCAACGCGCGGTACTTTCTGCAACCCTCCGGCTTCTCCGCGTTCGCCGAGAACGTCGAGAATCTGCCCGGCGGGCCGGCCTACTACACCAACCAGGCGAAGGGGAAGACCGAGGCCTGGATCAAGCAGTTTATCGAGGCGGAGTGGGGCTTCAGCATCGCGGGGAAGGCAGTGGTCCAGGCGTTCAACGCCTCGGTCCACCTGTCGAAACGGAGACTGGTCTACAATCCGAACCTCCACCTGGTGGGGGGCTTTGACCCGGGGATCGGCGGCGCGGCCATGATCCTGGGGCAGGAGGACCTGGAGGGGCGGCTTCACGTCATCGGCGAGATCATCACCGCCGGTGTCGGCGCGTTGCGGTTCGTCAACGAGCGGCTGCGGCCCTACCTGGCCCGGCAGATGCCCGACCTGCCGCAGGACGGCTTCACGATCGCACCGGACCCGGCGGCGGCGAGCCGGTCGCCCAACGACGAGAGCACGATCCTGCAGACGCTCAAGCGGCACTACCCGGTCTCGATCGAAGACAACAACCGTCTGCCGCTGCGGCTTGACGCCATCGACCACTACGCCACGCGGATGGTCTACGGCATGCCGGCGCTCATCATCGACGAGGTGGCTTGCCCCATGCTGACCCGGGCGCTGAAGGGGGGTTGGCGCTACGCCCTCGACGCGAAGGAGCAGATCAAGGGCGGGGCGGCGGCCAAGCCCGAGAAGAACCAGTATTCCCACCCTGGAGACGGCTTCGGATACCTGTGTCGATACTTCCATCGACAAGCGGTGCGGAATGAACGATACAGCACCGCCGGAGTGGCCAAGTTCGTGCCGCCCCGGAATTTCGGTGGCAACTACCACTTCAAGTAGGGGGCGTTCGATGGCAACCAGGCCGAGTGCAGTGGTCGTGATGGATCAGCAGCCGGCACCGGCCCAGGTAGAGGTCGGGCAGCCGGGGCCGGCGCGCAGCATCGACGCTGCAGCGCTGCAGCAGCTGGGGACCCGGTTCAAGGGCCTGTTCGACCGCTTCGCGTCGGAGCGCATGCCGGCGGAGCAGCAGTGGCTGCGCAACCTGCGGCAGATTCTGGGCATCTACGACCCCGAGATCGAGCGGCAGCTGCCGAAGAACCGCTCGCGAGCCTACCCGCGCCTGACGCGGATGAAGTGCATTTCGATGATCTCGCGGCTGATGAACCTGATGTTCCCGGGCAACGAGGACAACTGGGAGCTGAACGCGTCGCCCTCGCCGTCCATGAGCCCCGAGATGGTGGCCGACGCCGTCGAGGCGCTGATCAAGGAGCGACAGGAGAGCGGCGGCGATCCGTCGCTGACCCAGGACCTGGTCGACGAGGCCGTGCGCCGGCTGGCCGACAAGCAGGCCGGTGCGCTGACAATGCTGCTCAAGGACCAGCTGCTGGAGCTGGGCGGGGACCAGACCGTTGACTGGGTCAACCTCAACCGCAAGGTGACCGAGAGCGCCGTGCGCTACGGCATCGGCGTGCTTGAGGGTCCCTTCGTGCGTAAGGTCGAGACCTCGGGCTGGATGCTCCAGGCGGGGGAGGGCTTCAAGCCGGTCGAGCGGGTGACCTACAAGCCGCAGTACGACTTCCTGCCCGTCTGGGATTTTTACCCTGACATGAGCGCCCGGACGCTGCCCGGAGAGGGGTACTTCATCCGCAAGATCCTCGGCCGCGCGGCGCTGCGCAAACTCGGCGACCGGGCCGACTTCTTCGAGAGCCAGCTCAAGCAGGCGATCGCAGCCATCCCCGGCGGCAACTACAAGCCCAAGAGCTGGGAAAACGAGCTGCGGACCATGGGTCCCTCGATCCACTCCGAGAGCACCTCGGCACAGGCCAGCCTGCGCGAGAAGTACGAGATCATCATCTGGAAGGGGCCGGTCAGCGCCAAGATGCTGCAGGAGTGCGGCGTCGAGGTGCCCGAGGATATGATGTCTGACGACGTCGAGGCCGAGGTCTGGATGGTCGAGAATTATATTATCAAGGCCGAGATCAACGCCTGGCGCAAGCTGGGGCTGCCTATGCGGCAGGTGCACATATTCAACTTCGACGAGGACGACACCAGCCCGATCGGACAGGGGCTGCCCTACGTCGTGCGTGACAGCGCGTTGTCGATCGCCGCGGCCACACGCATGTCACTGGACAACGCGTCGGTGGTGTGCGGGCCGAACCTGGAGGTCAACCTGGCGCTGCTGCGCGCGGACCAGGACCTCACCGGCATCTCCGCCTACAAGGTCTGGTATCGTGACGACGACGGGATCACCACACAGTTCCCGGCGGTGCGCGAGCTGAAGTTCGACGGGCATCTCGCGGAGTTGCAGAGCCTGGTCCGGATGTTTATGGAGTTCGCCGAGCTGGAGACCTTCATCGGCCCGGCGACTGGCGGCGACTTCCAGAAGATGCCCAGCGAGCCGATGCGGACTGCCGCCGGCGCCTCCATGCTCCGAGGCGACGCGGCGCTGCCGTTCAAGGACATCGTGCGCTACTACGACCTGTTCACCCAGTCGGTGATCTGGTCGATGGTGGAGTTCAACAAGAAGTTCAACCCGGACCAGGCGCCCGAGGGCGACTATGACGTGATCCCGCGCGGGGCCACCAGCCTCATCGCCAAGGAAGTGCGCGGCATGCAGCTAGACGCGCTCAACCAGACCCTGTCCCCGGACGAGATGGACCATATCGACGACCGCAAGCTGGTCGAGGCGAAGCTTGCGTCGCGCGACCTCAAGGGCCTCATGGTCTCCGAGGACGTGGCCAAGCAGCGCAAGGACCAGCGGGCGCAGGAGGCGGCGCGGCAGGCCGAGCAGCAGAACCGCGCTATGGAAGCGCAGATCGACAACACCAAGGCGGACACCTTCAAGGCTGTCGCCCAGGGCCAGAAAAACGCCGCCGGAGCCGACAAGGTGTCGGTCGATACCGCGATGGCGATGATCACAGGAAGCGAAGATGGCAAGCCGAAAGCAGGAACTAAGCGAGCTGGCGGCGAGGCTCCGCGAAGGAGCTAAGCTGCAGGACCCGATGGCGCGTGCCGCCGTCCAGCTGTTGATCATGTCTGCGGACGACGCGAAAGAAAGCCTTGTCACAGCAGAGGGTGAGGATATGTATCGCCTGCAGGGGGCTGCAAGGCATCTCAGAATGCTCATCCGAGAAGTGACAACCGAGCCCCCGAAGATTGGAGACTGATTTATGGCTACCCGCCCCGACACGATCCCGGCGCCTTCCGCACCCGCGTCCGAGCTGGCGCCCCCGGCGCCCCAGCACAGCGAGGAGTTCGACGATGCCTTTGCCGCCGCGCTCTCTGACGACAGCGGCGCGGCAGTCGAGACACCTGCGCCGGAAACGCCGCCCGCTGTCGAGACGCCGCCGGCTGTAGAAACACCCGCGCCGGAAACGCCACCTGCGGTGGAGACACCCGCCGTCGAGACGCCTGCGCCGGAAACGCCGGCAGCCCCCTCGACAGCGGACGAGATCGTCCAGGGTCTCGCGGACCTGCTGAAGAACCCGCCCGCACCGGCGGCTACGGCACCCGGCGCCGGCCAGGAGCAGCCTCCGGCCGAGGAGCAGCCGCTCTACTCCGCCGAGGAGCAGGAAGTCCTGGCCGCGTTCGAGAACGACTGGCCGGATGTCGCCAAGGCAGGCAAGCTCGAACGCCGGGCCGAGTACCACGACCTGATGAAGTTCGTGTTCGGCCAGGTGGCGCAGTACACCGCGCCGCTGTTCGAGCAGATGCGCACGATCGGCAACACGCTGCACGTCAGCGAGCTGACCTCCAAGGTGCCGGACTATTCAGAGTCGCTGGAAGCTGACGTTGCTGCCTGGGTGGATACTCAACCTTCCTACTTGCAGCAGGGCATGAAGCAGGTTATGCAGGGCGGGACATCGGACGAGATCGCTGATCTTATCGGGCGTTACCGGGATGCGACGGGCCAGATCGCGCCGCCGGCAGCAGCAGCTGCCCCGGCGGCTCCTCCGGCCTCAGCACCCGCAAAAACTGAGCTGTCTAGCGCTGCCAAACAAGCGGCAGAGTCGTTGGCCCCAGTCAGTAGCGACAGGACGCAGGTCCCAGCCGGGGAGGACTCCGGCGATTACGACTCTGCATTCAGCCGGTACGCTGCGGAACTGATGCCGAAGTAGACATAAGCTAGGGGGCTCAGACTATGGTAACTTATGGTGACGTCACTCCTGCAGTAGCTGCATGGGCGACCGTTCGCATGCTCAGCCGGGCGCTGCCGCTTCTCGTGTTCGAGAAGTTTGGCCAGACGTTCCCGCTGCCGACCAACTCCACTCAGGTGGCGAAGTTCCGCCGCTACTTCCTGTCCGGCGCCACCGGCTCGGCAGGCTCGGGTGCTGGCGAATTCTACACGCCTCTGGCGCTGACGCCGCTGGTCGAGGGCGTCACGCCCGAAGGCCGGGCACTCGCCAACCAGGACTACACGGTCCAGCTGGCGCAGTATGGTGACTACATCACCATCACTGATGTGGTGAACGACACGCACCCCGACAACATCCTCGCAGAAGCCACCGACATCCTCGGCGAAAACGCGGCGGAGACGGTCGAGACCCTGCGGTTCAACGTCCTGAAGGCGGGCACCAACGTGTTCTACGCCAACAACGTCGCTGGCCGCTCCACGGTTGCCACGGCGATCAGCCGCACCGACCAGCGCCGTGTCACCACCGCGCTGAACCGCCAGAACGCGAAGAAGATCACCTCGATCGTCGCCTCGCGGCCTGACTACGGCACGGCCTCGGTCGAAGCCGGCTACGTCGCGGTGGTCCACCCGGATCTTGAAAGCGACATCCGCGGCATGACCGGCTTCAAGGCCGTGGCGGACTACGGCCCGCACACGTCGCCCTGGGAAGGCGAGATCGGCTCCTGCGAGCAGGTCCGCTACGTGGCCACCACGGTCGCCAAGCCGTTCCTCGGAACCGGTGTTGCCACGGCCTCGGCCGCGACCCTGCGCCACTCCGACAGCGGCGGCGGCGACAAGGTCGACGTCTACCCCGTCCTGGTCTTCGCGCGCGACGCCTTCGGCATCGTTCCGCTGAAGGGCAAGTCGGCCATGACGCCGATGGTCGTCAACCCGAAGCCGGCTCCGGGCGATCCGCTCGGCCAGCGCGGCACTGTCGGCTGGAAGCTGTGGACCGCCACCGTGATCCTGCAGGAAGCCTTCATGGCTCGCCTGGAGGTTGGCGCCACGGCGTAACCGTCATCGTCACGCGGGGTGGGTTTCGGCCCGCCCCCACCGACACTCGAATAGGGGTTCAAGATCATGGCTGCTGATTCCGCCGACACCAAGGCTCAGGGCATCGTCAACTTCGCCACCGGCACCACTACCGGTGCTGCGGCGGCTGTCGACGTCACGCTGGGCTTCAAGCCGAAGTTCGTGAAGGTCTTCAACGAGACCGACGCGATCCTCTGGGAAAAATACGCCGGCCAGGCCGACGCCGACACGGCGAAGACCACGGCCGGCACGACCGGTGCCAACGACACCGTCACCACCTCCAAGGACACCGGCTCCGCCATCGTCCTCAAGGGTGGCAACGTCGAGGGCGACACCTACGCCGGCTTCTCGATGTCGGCGACGCTCGCCGATACGGCGAAGGTTCTGCAGTGGGCTGCCTGGGGCTGACTTAGGCAGCGGGGGCTGAAGCGCGGTGGTGCGTACCTCATCCGCACCACCGCGCTTCTACCGCAACATGAGAGTAGGGGCGCTCGCCATGAGCTACAACTGCATCCGCATTGAGCGTGAGCGCGAGGGCTTCGAGGTCACCTGCAGCGATCCCGAGATCGTCAAGCAGAACGAGGCGCGCAACGCAGAAGTCGCCGGCAGCACGCCGTGGAAGGACCCCGAGGTGGAATTCACCTTCGAGACCAAGGAGCAGGTGCTCAAGTTCCTCGAACTCGCGATGGACAAGGCGTTGCCGATGGACACCTACAGCTCGACATTCGATAAACTGGCGAAGGACGCAATGAAATGACCGAGGAAAGCAAGAGTTACGACGTCTTTGGCGTCACCATCACGCCGCTCCCGGGCGGCTATTACGAACTGAGCCACAGCACCCTCATCGAGCCGGAGCGTGTCCGGGGCAAGGAAAAGGCCGATACCCGCGCGGGCGAGATCGCTGCCGCTGTTGGCACCCTCGAAGGCCGCATGGAACCTCAGCCAGAGCTGAGCGAAGTTCTTCCGCTGGGGCAGGAGAGCGACGAGCGCGTGGCCGCGCTGGAGCAGCTGGTGGCGGGGCAGAACGCCAAGATCGATCAGCTTCTGGATCTTGTCGCCACCACGGTGCAGACGACCGGCGAGATCACCAATCCCAACCCGCTTTCCGTCATGCCGCGCGCGTACCGCGGTGAGGCGTCGAAGGAGCAGAAGCGCCTGGCGAAGGCTGTGGGCGTTGAATATGTCACGATCGTGCTCGAAGATGTTCCCGAGATCCCACCCACCGGGCTTTACCTGGGCCACAACGGCGACGGCTACATGATCATGCCCGGCGAGGCGGTCGACGTTCCGGACTTCCTGCTCGAAGTTCTGGACCACGCCGTGCTTTCCACACCGATCCAGGACAGCAAGACGCAGAAGGTTCTTGGCTATCGCGACAGGATGAGATACCCCTACCACCGCGTCTAACCACGAGGGGGTGGGGGTATGACCCTCGGAGAGTTGCTTACACTTCTGCGCAGGGCCATCCTCAACGATCGCACCGATCGCACTGCCGGCACGTCCGACTACCTGTGGACGGACGCGGACCTGGTCACCTACATCAACGAGGCTCAGCGTCGGTTCGCCACGCAGGGCCTCGTTCTGCGTGACGGGACCACGGACGAGGTGACCAAAGTCACCCTGGTGGCGGGCCAAAGCGTCTACCCGCTGCACGAGAGCGTGATCGCGATTGTCTCGGCCAAGCTGGCGACCGACCAGGCCGATCTGGTCCGGGTGGGGCACAGCGTCTTGGCCGCCTACAGCTCGCCGTCGGACAACTGGACCGACCCCGCGACGTACCAGGGGCTGCCGCCCGGGCCGACGCTGGCCTACTCGACTGACGAGTATCTCCAGGACTACGACACCGACAGCCTGTCGCAGATGTCGCTACGCGTCCACCCAGTGCCTACGGCGGACCAGGCTGGAGACATCATCCGCCTGCGCGTGGTGCGCAAGCCGATCGACAAGTTTCTTGTCACCAGCCTGCACATGGTCCCGGAAATCTCGGAGGACTACCACATCGACATGCTCGACTGGGCGGCGTATCTCGCGCTGCGGATCGTCGACGACGATGCCGGTAACGTCAAGCGCGCAGCGGATTTCAAGCTGACGTTTGAGCAGAACGTCAAAAAGGCTCGCGCCGAGACAATGCGGAAGCTATTTGCTCCGCTAGGCTGGGGCTTCGGTTGCGGCGGGTTCAGCTGGGGGACAGCGAATGGCTAACGACAATAGCAGCCCGGCAGGTCGCGCCATCCGCGCTTTTGCCGATACAATTAACGTCGGGGTGAACTCGGCCACTGGTGGCCTGCTCAACAAGGGTATCGGTTACCTGATGGGTGCGACGCCCGAGCAGGTGGCCCAGGCAGACGCCGAGCGTCGGGCCAGCCTTGGAGCAGCGGGCAACGTCGCTGCGGGGATCGGGAACGTGTACGGGCTTTCCAAGCTCGGCGCCGGGGTTGCTGCAGCGCGCGCCGCGCCGGCGGCGTTGACACGCTCGCTCTCACCCTTCTCCCTTGCGCTTCCCTCGGCTGGGGGTGTTGTGGCGGCTGCGGTGCCGAAGTCGTTCGGTGCGGCTGCCAAGCTGGCGGCTGGGGGACTGGCGTTCGGAGCGCCGGTTATCGGCGGCTTGGACAGCACTGTGAACACCCCTGGGGCGCCGAGCGGAAAGCCGTCGATGGATGGTGCAGCAGCTGTGCGCGCGGTCTTGGACCCGGTAAGCCAGGCACTCTCACAGGGGCGTGCAGCTCCAGCTACGCTGACGCCTTACGACAAGCAGCTGGCGGCGCTGAGCACGATCCTCGGCAGCTCGAAAATGACGTTGAGTGATCTGCAGGCTGTGACTGGGATGCTGCCCAAGCAAAACAAGCCCTTCTCGCCGAAGGATGTGATGGTCGGCCAGGCAGCGGCCCAGTCGCAGCAGATGTTCCAGCAGCAGCTCAACGACGCGGCCAAGCTGGCGGATACTGACCCCGAGAAGGGTGCGGCGGCGCGCGACGCGGCGATGGCGGCGGAGTTCCAGCGCCGGATTTCGATCCTCGGCTCCAACCCGATGAATGTGGCCCAGGCACAGCTGCTCGTTCCCGACCAGGAGAACTAAATGCCCTACGTTGGCGGCGTCTACGTCCCGGACACGACGATCCCGCAGATCGACACGCCGACCCCGCGTGCGAGCTATGGGCAGCTGCTGTCCAACGCCGCCAGCGAGACGGTCAACCAGGTGCGCTATGGCGTGCCTTACGCGATCCAGAAGCTCGCCGGCGGTCTGACGCCCGAGCAGGAACAGGCATACCAGTCGAACCTCGGACGCCCTAGCGCGATCCATCCAGCCAGCGTTGACGACGTCACTGGAGGTAAAGTCGGTGTCGGTCGGTTCATCGCCGAGAACCTGATCGGCTCGCTTCCGTACATGGCCGGTAGTGTAGCGGGCGGTGTGGCTGGGTACGCCGCAGGCGGTGCCAAGGGCGTAATCCCGGGCATGATCATTGGCGGCACACCGCAGTTCGCTGGGTCTAACGTCGATCGGGCAGTGCAGGAGCAGGGCGGGCTCAGCCAGAAATCGGCGGCCTTGTCGCTGGCGACAGCTCCGCTTCAGGCGGCTTCGGACGCGTACAGCGAGGGCGTGGTCGGCAGGGCGCTCCCCGGGCTCGGCAAGATTTTCGGCGCCATGGAGCACACCGGCGGGTTTGTCTCTCGCACGGCGAAGGCGATGGCACGGGTTGGCGCGACGGAAGCCGTCACGGAAGCCGCGCAGCAGCTGGGTGAGCGGAACGCCGCCGGCCTGCCGGTCACCGGCTCCGACGCCACCAAGGAATATGTCAATGCAGCCGTCACCGCCTTTGCGGTTGGTGGTGTGCTCGGTTCTCTTGGCGGCATCCGCCGCAGCCCGGCGGTAATGAAGCCTGCCAACGAGGTGACTAGCGAGGACCTCGACGCGCACATTAGCGCGGTGCTGCACCCGGAGCTGCTGGCTCTGCCGCCTCCGGAGGCCTTCGGCCGCAACTCAGCACCTGGCGAGACGTTGGCGCTGCCTTCCCCGGAGATGTTCGGGCGGTCGTCGCAAGGCCCCGCCGTCGGCACCGGGCCGGTCATCGCCGCCGAGAACCCGACCAACTTCATCACGGACAGCGCGGGGAACACGCTCCCGGCGGGGCCGGAGGCGCAGCAGGACCTCCTGGCAGTGCGCAACCAGCCGGTTCAGCCGCCCACTATCACCGACGCGGTGCGCGCGATCCTGGAGCAGGGAGCGCCGCCGGCCAGCCCGGCGCTGTCAGCCTCGACATCGCTGAGCCGTGGGTTGCAGGGAACCCAGCTGGAGGGGCTGAACCCTGACGTTCAGCCAGAGACGGCAGCTCTGGAGGCTCTGCGCAACCAGGGCGCCTCTGCACAGGTGGAGACACTGGCTCCGCAGGTCGCACCGACCGCGCTGCCGGAAGCGCCGTTCGACGAGCATCTCGACGAGCTGAAGAAAGGCCTGCGTGGCGGGTTCGTCCAGAGCGTCACGGCGACCGACGAGCTGGACCTCGCCAACAAGGTCTATGACCAGATCTTCACCGAGCAGGACACGCGGTCGAACACGCGGAAGTTCGCGCAGCGGCTGGGCATCCTGGACGAGAAGGGTAACCCGGGGCCGCTCGGGCAGCTGATCGAGGAGCAGCGCGCGGAGGAACAGGCGCAGGTCGCGGCCAAGGAACAGACCACCGCCGCAGCTCTGCAGGGAACCGCCGACGCTCTGAGCGCGGGGGCGGTCGCAGCACCGCTCAGGATCGACCCGAGGCCCGCGCTGATCTCTCCCGAGGTTGAGGCGGAGATGGCTGCAGCGCGTCGGGCTGCGAAGATCGAGAATGCTGTGTCATCCAAGGGGCTCGACACCCCGGAGCAAGTGTTCCAGGCGCTGGCCACCGACTCGAATACATCCGGCAGCAGTCAGGCTACGCAGATCGAGCGGCTCGCGCAGGAGCTGGGGCTCATCACCAAGGACGATGCGCGCGACGTCACACCGAAGGGCCGGCAGGTTTACCTGAACTCCGGTGCCGGCCTGGATGCGGCAGTCAACCAGGCCCAGTCGCAGGGTTACACCGGCAAGCAGGCTTCGATGTTCGAGCGCGGGGTTCGGACTGTTGTGCAGGGCAAGCAGTCCGAGGTGGCGCTCACCGACACAGCGGACTTCGAGGCGCACCAGGCCGGGGTCGAGTGGGCCAAACAATTCATCCAGCGCGGAGACGTCAAGACCGCTGCCCAGACTGCGGCGTTGCTGCAGCGCACCGATGCGCAGAAGGCCGGCAAGACCGCCTCCGCACCCCGCGTGACGCGCGACATCAGCCCGGCTGAGATCAAGCGCAAGGCGCAGTACGCGCTGATCAACAGCGCTGACATGACCGGCATCCCCGATCCGGAGCAGGCAGCGCTGCGGCGCATGGTGGCGGACGGCACCACATCCGAGGAGCTGGGCGCCGCGATCCAGAAGCTGCAGGGCGGTGATACGATCCGGCAGGCGCCGGCACGCCCGGCCCAGCGTCCCGAGACGTTCGGCCGTGGGCAGCCGGTTCTGCGGCAGACCTTGGAGTTCGTGGACAGCGGACCGCAGGGCAGGAGCGCCCAGCGCGCTGAGACCGACGTGGCGGTGCGGGCCTACGACTTGCGCAATCTGATCCAGATGGCGCGGGCCGAGAACGCCATGACCCAGGCACGCGCGGACAAGCTCCACACCCTGCTCGACGAGGGCAAGGTGGACCAGGTCGAGCGGCTGGTGAAGGACTTCGACGAGAACGCGAAGCCGCGCGGCAAGACGGCCAAGCTCGCCGACAGCCGCAACAGCCTATCCGGCGCCAACGACGCCGCGTTCGAGCAGGCGATCTCCGGCAAGACGTTCCTCGACGCGACCAAGCACATGGCCGAAAACGCGCCGAGCCCCTTCTACCGCGAGCTGATGACCAAGGTCCGCACTCTCGGGCAGATGCTCGAAAAGCACGGCATGGAGCTGGAGCTGCGTATCGTCAGCCCGAACGACGGCCCGCTGACCGGCTCCGTCGCCCCGGCAGAGCTGGACGATGCAGGCACCAAGGCGGTCACTCATCTGCAGTTCCAGCCCACAGCCAGGGCGACGGTCTACCTCAAGAACGTCGAGCACGGACCCGACGCGGCGATGAACTACACCACAGCGGCCCATGAGATGGTGCACGCTGTCTCCATGCTGCTCTACGACTATGGACAGAACCCGGAGCAGTACGGCAAGACCGAACTCGGCAAGGCGGCAAAGGAGCTGGACGAGCTGCTGCAGGCTGTGCGCAGCCACTTCCTGGCGCGTCAGTCGAGCGGCAAGACGCTTACTGAGTTCGAGCAGCGTGTCCTCGCTGGCGACAACAACATCCTGCACGACGCGCACGAGTTGCTGGCGTGGGGGTTGACCAACCCTGAGATGCAGAGCTACCTGAACAGCATCTACTACAAGCCCCGGCAGACTGTGTTCAGCCGCCTCGTGGAGGCCGTGCGCAGCCTGCTGGGGTTGGAGGTCCGGCACGACGGCGCGCTGGCGCACTTGCTGCTCACCTCCGAGCGTATCTTCGGCGCGCCCAAGGCCGAGCTGCAGGGTCTGCTCTCCCGCAACAACCCCGGTTTCGACGCGCAGCGGCAGTTCTCGGTGGCCCTGCGCTCCGAGACCATGGACGCGCGCAACCGCACGGCAGAGGCTTCCAGCGGCGTCACGCGCGCGGCTGCTGACATGCTTGTCAGTGCTGCCGACAAGATCAGCATCCGCGAGCTGGGCACCCAGACCCGGCGTAAGATTCTCGGGTGGCTGAGCACCAACCAGATCGTGCGCCAGTACGGGCACCTGATGCCAGGCCTCATGCAGTACGTTGACGCACACCGGGAACGCGTCGCGGTGCGTAGCCGGCTCGAACAGATGGGCGACGGCGCGGTGCAGCGTTTCGACAAGTTGGAGCGCACCAAACCCAACATGGCCAAGACGCTGGGGGAGCTGATGGCCACGGCCACAGAGTTCCAGCTCGACCCCAGCAAGACCTGGGAGCAGCACGAGCACCTCAAGGGGCACCCGAACGAGGCCGCGCTGAAGCAGCTGCACACGCAGGCGTTGGACATGCGCGACAAGCTGCGCCGCGGCGATGGGGCGGGCTGGGCCATGTTCAACGAGTTCCGCGCGCTCAACGAGGCGCAGAACTACGCCCGCCTCGCGGCCAGCCTGCACAACTTGGTAGCGCTCGACCCGGAGCTGTCGCTCGGGGTGCGGGACGCGGATGTGAACCCGGTGGATATGTTCATGCGGGAGCAGGGCCTGTCGACGCCGGAGGCAATCCGGGACCACTGGAAGAAGCTGTTGCAGGAGCAGCTCACCAAATCGCAGGATTTCGTGGATGCGAAGCGGGGGGAAGCGGCACAAGGCACCGACGCCGAGCTGCGGGCGGCGAACGACCACCTCGCCCCGATCGAGATGAACATCGACGCCATCGGTGAGGCGCTGAAGGGTATGCGCAAGGCGCCCTACTTCCACCTTGGCCGCTACGGCGATTACTTCGGCTCGGCCACGGTCCGGAAGATTAACGGCGTCGCAGATGCGGCGGCGGTGGAGCACGTCGGCAAAGCGCTCGCCGCGAAGGGCTTCACCGACGTGCAGATCAGCACCGACAATACCCGGCCGCGCATCGCGCTGCGGTTCGTCACGCTTGACCAGGCCCACAAGTTCCAGGAGGTGATGGACACGCTTGGCCGGCAGGGGCTCCTCGACGAGGGGTGGAACGAGAAGGGCCACGGCTCCGAGGCGCGCGTGGGGCCGCGCAGCCGGGGGGACTATTTCGGCACTTCCGACGGACCGCCGGCCTACGTGCAGCGGTACATCGAAGCGATCGAGTCCAGCCCGACCTACACGCCGGACCCGGACATGACGCCGAACGAGGTGGCAGCGCTGGAGCACAGCAAGCAGGAAGCGATCCGGCTGGCGCGAGACACATGGCTCGACATGCAGCCGGACAGCTCGATCAGCCGCGTGCTGACTCGGCGCTACGCGGTTCCGGGCTACAATAGTGACATGGTGCGCAACTGGGCGCAGCGCTGGCGCGTGGGCTCGATCAGCCTCGCCAATGTAGCGTCCATGCCCAAGTTCAACGAGGCGTTCGTCTCGATGCGCAGCCAGGTCGAGGGGACCAGCTCCGTGGTCGACGCGGCCAAATACAACGACATCACCACCGAGATGAAGGCGCGCAACGCGCAGAACCCGGTCAACGAGCTGGCCACGACCTTCGACAAGGCGCGGGCCTTTGCGCATGCCTACTTCCTCGGGCTGTCTCCCGCCTACGGCCTGATCAACATGACACAGCTGGGCGTCACCGCGCTCCCAGAGCTGGCCAAGGTCCACGGCTACGCCAAGTCCTTCCACGCCATGCGGCGAGCCAGCTCGATCGCGTTCAAGGTGCTGAAGGCAGCGACCAACGAGGCAGTCGCGCTCGGGCCGAAGCACTACGCCGACGTGGCGATTACCGAGAGCGTGCTCGACAAGGCCGGGCTGTCGCAGTCGGAGAAGAACTTCGCCATGGCGATGCTGGCCACCGGCGCCATCGACATCGGCTCGGCGGCGCGGTCGCTGGCGCAGGTGGCGGAAAGCCGGACCGGGTCCAAGACCGATATCGCGCTGCGGTACGCCTCGGCGATGGGTCTCTACACCGAGACCTTCAGCCGCCTCACCACGGCGCTGGCGGCGCGCGATCTCCACGGCGACAAGCCGGCCGCCGAGGCCTACGCCGCCAAGGTGGTCTCGCACTCGATGTTCGATTACCAGACCTGGAACACCGCGCGGCAGATGGGCAAGCAGGGCTTCGCTGGCCCGGTGACGCCGATAGTCACGCAGTTCATGAGCTACTCGGTCCAGATGACTGAGAAGCTCTATTCCGAGGCGACGGATGTCTTCGCCAAGGCACGCCCGGGAGAGAGCGAGCAGCAAGCTGCCGAGCGCCGCGCCGGGGCTCGCCGGTTCCTGGCGGGGCACCTCACGGCGGTCACAGCGCTGGCAGGTACGCTGGGCATGCCCTTCGCCACGGTCTTCGCTGCTGTGCTGGACCGGCTGTTCGGCAGTGACGATGAACCGCTCGATGTCACGGCGTCGTGGCGCGGGTTCCTCTCCGACGTGCTCGGCAAGGACATGGGCGAGATTGTTGCACGCGGCCTCCCCCGCGCTGCCGGGTTCGACTTGTCGCAGCGCGCGGGCGAGCAGAGCCTGCTGCCCTTTTCCGAGTTCCTCGCGGATCACCGCAGCTGGAAGGAAGCGATGAACAACTCGGCCGGGCGCGGCATCGGCGCGGTGCCCAGCATGATCCAGAGCATCCTCGACGGCGGCGACCAGATTGCCAACGGCGACGTGCTCAGCGGTATGAAGGCGATGCTGCCGGTGGCGTTCAAGAGCCCGGTGGAGGTCTACCGCATGACCACCGACGGCTACGTGGACACCAAGGGCAACAAGCTACCGCTCACGCCCAAGGCGAGCGACTATCTCTGGCAGCTGATCGGGTTCTCCCCAGCGGCGAAGGCGGAGTACCAGGAGGCGCGGCAGGACCAGCAGGTTCGCCGGGGCGACCTCACACGCCGGGCCAACAGCTTGCGGCAGCACATCGTGCAACGCCTTGTGGTGGGAGACACCGAGGGCGCCAAGGCGCTGATCAGCGATGCACAGGCGTTCGACCAGGCCAACCCGGACTTCGCTGTGGTCCCGAGTTTGGCTGGCGCACTGACTCGGCAGGCACAGGCACGGGCGCGCGCGCAGGCGCTGCAGACGCCTATTGGGGTGTCCATGCAAGATATTGCTGGTCAAGACCTGACCAGATACGCTAACGTCAACATTGGACAATAGTCAGGGGGCTGGCACCATGTCGTTTTCAAATGCTACCGAAACCGCGCTGATGTCGCTGATCTTCCTGGCGACAGGCTGGTCCGGCTACGCCGATAATACCGCAACGTCGCCGGAAACCAATATCATCGTGGGCCTGCACACCGCAGATCCCGGCGAGGCTGGCACCATGGCGACCAGTGAGTGCGCCTATGGCAGCTACGCGCGCCAAAGCGTGGCCAGGTCGGGCAGCGGATGGGCTGTTACTGGCGGCAGTGTGTCGCCGGTGGCCAACATCGACTTCGTCGCCGCAACCAGCGGGACCGAAACCGTCACGCACGGATCGGCCGGGAAATCGGGCGGCGGCGCTTCCGCGATCCTGATGTCCGGAGCGGTCACGCCCAACATCTCCGTGGTCATCGGGGTCACGCCGCGGTTCACCACCGCGTCGGCGTTCACGGTCGACTAAGCCGGTGCAGGGCGAGTTCCGGGGACTCCTTGAGCGCGGAGACGCTCAGGCTTTGGTCAGCGCCTGGGGGCAGATGTTCCCCGGCATGCCGAAGCCGGAGTCGCTGGAGCACGCCGAGATTGCCATGCATATGGCGCGCACCGGGGCGAGCACAGTAACATTTCGAGCGCGGGCCTGGTCGCATGCCTGGCTGCTGGAGCGCAGTCTCCCCAGCCAGCTGCCAGACGAGTTGAAGCCCAGAGCGCAGCGGCTACACCCGGTCATTGTCGACGCGGTGGTTGTGGGCAAGCCCACCATGCCGAAGTGGCTAGAGCCGGTGGCTGTCGAGATGCAGGGCGCGATGATCTACGCTGTCGAGGACTGCTACGCCAACGGCGACAAGGAGCCGGAGATCGTGCGGGGCCGGATGCAGGAAGCCCGCGAGACGACGCAGCGGAAGCTGCTCGGAAACCTGAACATGGAGTAGTGCCGTGGCGCACATAATCGCAGACCGCGTCCTGGAGACGAGCACCACCACTGGCACAGGTGCGCTGACGCTTGCCGGAGCTATCACCGGCTACCGGGCGTTCTCAGCTGTGTGCGCGACCAGCGACACTGTGGACTACGCGATCTTCGCGGTGGATACGAACGGGGTCCCGACCGGAGATTGGGAGGTGGGTGTCGGGACATACTCCGCCGCCAGCACGCTGACGCGGACCACGGTGAAGGCATCGTCCAACACCGGCTCGGCGGTTAGTTTCGCCGCAGGCACCAAGCGGGTCGGGATCAGCGTTATCGCAGCGACACTCCCAGGCAAGGGCGCCGCGTTCCCCGGCTCCCCAGCGACCGGCGACAAATTCTACCGGACCGACCGCCACATCGAATATTTTTACGACGGCACCCGGTGGCTGTCGACACAGCTGTTCACTGGCGACGTGCAGACCACCGAGACCGTGCAGCCGATCGCGGTGACCGCGACGCTACGCATGGCGAACCCATGGTGGAACCTTTACGACATATACGTCGAGCGGTTCGTGGTCACCTACTTCAACAACAGCACCACGGCTTCTAACTACTACGTCACTCAGCTGTACGCACGTGACGGGGTTGGCTCCACGGCGCTGGGTAGCGGGCTGTCAGGACAGAACGACACCCAGAGCAGCTACATCGCACATAGCGAGACCATCGATACCGTGGTCGATAAGGCGACTGATGCATTTACCGCCCT